ACAACCCGATCTAGGATGTCTTGGGCGTACCCCATGTCTGGGTTGTCCATCATGTCTGCTTTGAGGGACCCAAGGGTCTTAAGGGACCGGATAATCTTTGGGGTGTCTGCCCACGTTGCCGCGGTTGGATTAAAGACAATATCAAGAGGCGAGATACGACGTAGTTTGGGGCCCGTAAAGCCTGCAATGGGTTCCCCAGTTATGGGGTCCTCGGCAAACTGCACAATGAAGTCCACCACACCGAAGCAGTTGCCGTAGTCGATAAAGTCAAGAACAATACGGCTAACCTCTGTCTCGAAGTCCCCGAGGCGCATCTTATTTGTCAGATATGCTTCAATGGCCTGACGTTTGGGGCCCGTTTCGGAGTCCTCGTCGTCACCTTCCCAGATAATGGGTCGGTCAGTTGGGAACAGGGCTGCCATGTAGTTGGCGTGCAGGTTGTCCCGAATCTGGCACAACTTGGGGATGTGCACCGAGTTCTTCCACGGCAGGGACTCATTAGTGGTGCCCCGCGTGTCCGTGGCAAAGATGTAGTCCCGAATTTCTTTCTTCTCTTCGAGCCAGTTGTTTCGCATATCCTCCCACTCTTGGTATTGAGTGGCGATTTGATAGGCTAGGGCATCTGGTCGAATCAAGTCCGTCAGGTCGAATGTTTGTCTTGGCATATTAGAACCTTACTCCGCCGAAGCGTCTGTCGTAAATGATGTTACCTTGGGTTCGTTGTCGGGCAAGGTTCCCGGTTGGGGGTATGCTGATCTCAATTGCAGTAGCTAGTGCGTCCATGACGTCATCGTGGGCCGGATTATGGGCAATCAATTCGTCCTCCAAGACTTGGCAGTTACCCCCCAAGTAGTGCCACACACTTTGGTTGTCGTACTTGGGCTCTAGAATGGCGCTTAGGCGTTCTTCCTTAGACCCTTGGTGCCGTGTTGGCTTTACTTCGATAATAGACAAAAAGAGACCGTTCGGTCGGATGTATGCGTCCTTGAGCTCGTTAACAATGGCCTTCTGGGCTGCGGTTACTTCCGCGGCCAACTTCCTGAAGTCCCACTTGATGTGTAGGTCTAGGATGTGGTTGTAGTACTCCGATACCCGTTCCGACTTGAATCGGTCAATATCCAGTACGTAGATCATGCCTTCTTTGTCTACCCCAATTACTACAATAGCAGTGTAGTCGGCTCGCTTGCGTAGGGAGTAGGCAAAGTCAACGGAGGCAAACACATTTAGTTTGTTGTTCTTGTAGTACCACGCCCCACCTTCGTTGGTCAGGAACTTCTTGTCGTAGTACTGGAACTTGTCTCGCCCAATTCGGAGTTCACCCGGATCGTTGGGGTCGTTGTAGTACTGGGCCCGGAATTGGGTCCTGTCGATGTACTGGGCCCGCTTCTTGGCCAGAATTTGGCGGTCAAAGCCGAACCACTTACCGTCGGACCGTTGTTGACGGGGCCAAAGAAACTCACCCGTCCCGTCGCCTGCGTCTTCCACTTGCCGTTCGAAGATTTCATAGATCGGCTCGCTTCCGATCAACTCACCTTTTTTGTCGTAGATGTCTTCGTCCATCTTAGCCATGTCGGCATAAAGGTCGTTGGGGTGATAACGAGTACCACAAACCCACTCTTCGGCGTCTGCGCCTTCGATAGAAGACAAAAGAGAGTATTGGCGACGTACTTTGTCCCGCCCGTCCTCGGTATACGCGTTTTCAAACACCACGATGTCGTCCAGAACGGCCACGTCACAGTGCAAACCAGTCAGGGAGGTAGTCATGCCCCCGGTGAACACGGTTGGGTCCCGTACGGCCTCCTCTTTGCGCTTGGGGTGGTCCACCGAGATTTCGGTGTTGGTCCACTTCTCACGTTTCCCTTCGTCTACGTGGGTCATGTCTGGCCAGTAGCGGCGGTAGATGGAGGTATCTAAGATGTCCTTGATCATCTTGAGCTGCTTTTCAGCCAAGTTGGAGGTGGCGGACACATATAGGATGCGGATGTCGGGTCGGCGGGTAATTTCCCAAGCCACTCGGAACGCAATCATGCGGCTTTTACCGTGGTCCCGTGGCAACAACACCATTTGGTGCTTCTTGCGGTCTTGTCTAGTCCACCAACGACACAACTCTACGTGTACCCCGCCGAGAACCTGCTTGGGTGCCACAAGACGGATAAAGGTCTCTAGGTCATTTTCAGCAGCTTCTCGGATCAGGTCAATGGCGTCAGTCTCTTGGATTTTTCTTTCCGGCGTTTTTGGTTCGCGGATAGGACCTGTTGGCTTTACGGCTTTGGACTTGCCAGTTGCTCGGCGAGTTGTTGAGCGCGTTGCCGTCTTTGTGGTTGATGTCTTTTCCGTCACCTTTACGTACCTTTCCGGCTTTGATCATGTGCCGTCTAGCTTTGTTTCTGGCAACCCGTTTGGCCACCTGTTCTGGTTTCTTTTGATATTTAGCTTGGGCTCTTTTTTCAGCCTCAGTTGCTCTTCCCATTTAACACCTATACTTTATTAAAAATGTCATCGATCTGACCAGCCATGTTAAACAAATCGTCTACAAACTCGGGAGTAACCCCAAATTGGAATGCCATAAAGTCCCACAAGGCATCAGAGCGTCTAAAATCTGTAGCGTCTTCGTATAAAATCTTAGCAGGTGCGTCATATGGTAGTTGAGCCACAAAGTTATTGATCTGACCAAGCAATCCAGCCTGTCCGGCAGCCATTTTCAGAGCGGCCTTGGTGACACGTTGGCGAACTGCGGGTGCTAATGGCGGCTCAGGCGGCAAATCCACCATGCGACGGCCAATCTCAACGCCGTCAGCGTCAACTTCGATAAATTCCACTAGCCTCGACAGAATGGTCATTAGCGGGCCAATCCTTTGACGTAGAAAGTTGCCCAATCAACGTCGATCCCGTTGACGTTTGCCGCCGTGGTTTGGTTGATTAGGATTTGCGGGCGCATGGCAGAGCTGGCCACGGTCATTGTCCGAGTGGCAACTGAAACACCGTTAACACGAAATGTGACATTTAGACCGACGCACTCAACCGACAGAAGCGTGTAAGTACCAGCCGTTGGAATCGTTAGCGCGGTTGTGGTGACAGAGCCCCCGCCTTCGCGTGACGATGCCTCGAACGCAACAGCCGATCCCGTCCAGTAATAGTCAAACTTGAGTTGGACCGTTGCGTCAATGCGGTTTGAGTTTGCGCCCTGAAACCCGACAGACACCCAATAATCGTTAGTGGCAGAAGGTGCATTAGATGCCGCAGCGGGGCGGAACTTAACCAGCGCAGCCATGCCAATTGTAAGGCCGTTTCCAGCCATTGGAGACAAATTGTTGTCCAAGAGGGAAAAAGTTGGCCGCTGAAGCGTTGCAGATGCAGCCGTGCGAGCAACCATTACGCCTGCTTGGGCGTCTAGCGACGTTCCGCTGAGGTATGCGTTGGAAGTAAACGTAGACCCCGCTTCCGTAAAGACGCCATAATTCCCGATGTTTGACAGGAACTTGAAGCCGGGAGGAAAATGAAAGAACGTCTCAAACACTGAAGGCCCAGCGGTTTGGGTTGGATCGGTGTATGTATTTGGAGTAGTCCCGCCGCCGCCCGTTGCGTTTAGCGTGGTGCCGGACATCGAAAGATTGGTGCCAAGCGTAATCGGGGCTAAATCGCCCGAAGAACCGCGCCCGAATAATTGAGAAGTTGACAGCGCGACTGCGCCGACAGCACCACTTGTTGCCGCCGCACGCGCCAAAACGCTATTGGCTGCGACGTCCTGAATTTTTGCGTAGGTGACTGCCGCGTTTTGAATAGTTCCAGCAGCCGAAACCGCAGCGCCACCATTAAAGCTGACAGTCCACGACACGTCTCCCGTCATTGTGATGGCGCGGCTAGTCGTCAGCGTCGCAGCCGATCCAGTGGTTGATTGGTTCAGTATTGGAATATCAGCCGCAACAATAGACCTGAACGTAGGTGTGCCCGCAGAGCCATTAGGAGCGGCAAGGAACGTGTTTGCAGTTTGGCTGGCAAAGTTGCTAGGCAAGACAGACAAAGCGCCACCTAGCGTCAAATTGCCCGTGCTGGTGACCGTGCCAGTCAATGTCAGGCCTGAGACGGTGCCAGTGCCGCTGACAGAGGTAACTCCGCCACCACCGCCACCCGGAGGTGCGGCCCAAACACCGTCCGCCCTAAGGAAGTTAGAAGTGCCACCGCCCGAGGCTGGAGCAAGACCGGCATCAGAGACAGTAAAGAGGGGTAAGGTGGTCCCCGTTCCAGTTGAGCTGTTGAGTGTACGGGTAGAGGCTGTATACGTAAGGTTTGTGGCAGACCCACCACCGCCCCCACCCGATATGGTTGTCCAAGACACATCAAAGTCAGCAGGACTGTTCTTAGTCAGGACCTGACCGGTAGCGCCCCCAACCGGCAAAGACGACTGAGGGCTAGGAATTTCAATAGAGGACCCAACCAAATCTACAAGCTCTTGAACAGAGGCTCGTCCATTTGAGACTGTTAAGGATACTGGGTGGACACGTCTGAAAACAAAAGTATCGGTTGAGTTAATCATGTTAAAACCTATTAATCGTAGATAGCTGCCCAAACACCTGTGCTGGCACCTACAGATTGACACGTAAGTGGGACAACATCCAAGGCAGCCGCACCTACAATAGAGATGTCTACAGCGGAGTTAACTGGGCGACATGCGATGTTACCAGCAGAGATACACATCAGAACACGTGGAGGGTTTGTAAACGTTTCCCCAATGGGGTTAACAACTACAGCGTGCTTACCTACAATAAGTTGACGATTGGTATAGGGTACCATATTTATTTACCACCTTTGATTAGTTTAAGACCACCGATTCGCTCAAGGTCTTCGTTTGTCTGCTCACTCAGGGTCGCAAGACGTTTAAGCTCCCCCTTGAGCTCTTCCTTAGAGGGTCGTCCGCGTCCCGTCTGTTTGTCCCAACCGACTTCAGCAAGGTACTTAGACGCCTGTAAGCTCTGGGTGTCATTGCCTTCGTCGGCGATCTGTTTAATCTTTTTAATTGCATCTGCCCGGTTCTTCATGTTAAGCTCCCGGACCCACTGGTCAAAAGCTTCCTTGAACCAAGTGGACTCTAGGAGTCGTTCAAACTGTTTGTAGGAGTCTAGGTACTTAAGGGCCCACGTGTACCCGGTTGGGTCTCCTTCGTGGACAAAAGACCTACGAGCATTGACCAGCCCCTCTACGTCGTTATGGAGGGAGAACTTTACGTCTGCTCCCTTTTCACCGGGGGCCTCTAAAAATAGGGCTGCTGTTTTCATGTTAAGAAACTGCCATTAAAAACATATTAAGTTGATCGTAACGAACACCAAGACGTACTAGCGGTTTACCATCAGGGCCGATCTTGGTGCGTTCAGTGCGATCGGTAACCTCGTCTGTTGTGCCGTCTTCGTTAGTCACGGTTCTTTTGGTTTCAATTACCTCAATGATTTCGTCAGCGCAAAGGATTGCATAACGCCAAGGGTCAAGACCTTCAGCCTCAAAAGCGGTCTGTACGGCTTGGGCGGTCACACCTATGTGAATCCGAGCTTTGTCTGCCCCTTTTTCAGCAACAGCGTCTAACCATTGGTACTTTCCGATACTTGCCTTAATAGTTTTGGCAATCCGCTTCTCAGCTTCAGACAGACCTTCAATTAAAGTTTTCTCACGGGCGTCTGAAGTGTTAATTGTACCTGTGCCTGCAAAAACTGTTGCCCAACGGAAAGAAGCATCACCTAGATTTCGCGTGTTATCTGTAGAAGGTCGGACGACCCCATTAACAATGAATGTGCCGTTTGCCCGGTCAATATACAGATTTGTTCTTAGGCTTGCCCCTGCATCTGTGTAACTTAAGATACAGAAGCCACTGCCCGCGTTTGACCCTCCTTCAGTCGCATTGTCTGCTCCAATTGCCCAGCGGTTTACCGATGTAGTTGAAAAGGCAATAAGTCTATCACTTACGGTCGGACGATTGATTGTAATATTAAATCCACCAGAACCATTGAAGAATGACGGCACTTGGAACGAGTTAAACCCGGTCGTCAGGTTAATATGCGTAGTGCCTCTAAAATTAATTTGACCTGCGCTAGCTGTAGTTCCTTCACCGTCTGCAAAACTGATAAAAGGGGTGTTTCCGTTAACAGAGCCTAACAGAAGCGCCGCGTCAAAACCTGTTGCGTTGCGTGCCAGACCAATTCTCGCCGCCGTGTTGGCTTGGCTTAGAACCGTGTCATTGCCGTACAACTCCAACCGAGCCTGCCTTACTAAAACAGGCTGCGTTGGAGATGAAATCTGAAGATTGGCTTGCCGATTTTCTTGGCCGTTACCGCCTGTGAGACATTGAGCATCCATTGGCAAGTTGTTAAAACGAACCGTTGGGTTTTCAGAGAAATTGCCTCGAATGGTGTTGCCGGTTGAAGGACCACGCCAAGTAATGTGAGGTGTTCCAGCAGGATTTTGTTCGTTAAACGTACCATCAATTGTGATGTTATTCATATTTGCGCCGACCGAAATATTGGTCGCACGGCAGTCGTGGTGAACACTGTCAAACACCATACGACCGTTCCAAGCCGCGCCAGTGGGGCTGTCATAGATGTAAATGTCACCGTTGTTAGCTACAAAACGTGACCGAACATAGACCGCTACATTACGTCCGGTGGATGACGGAACAATCTCAAGCCCTCTGCCTGAACCGATTCCGCCCGTGCCTCGTGTTCCATTTTCGTTTTGGCCACCATCAATTGTAATGGAACCTTCAGACAAGCGATGATTTACGGAGCAGCCTGAGAAGGTACATTGGGAATAGGAGCTGTCTGAGCCAAAGTGGGCTGCGCCGACGCCATAGAAAAACCCACCGACTTGTAGCCTAGTGTATTGGTTAAGCCAAGCGGCAAGGAAGTTAGCAGCGTGAAGCCACCCGTGGCGTTGAAGTAAAGGGTTGCCGGGCTCGACCAGAACGTTATCCCACTCAGCACCTACTGTACTTTCGGCAATCATAACTTGAACGTTAGCGGTTGTTCCGCCATAGACGTTAACGTTAGACATACCAAAGCTGTGAGTAAGACTAGTCGCGGAAATTAAAGTGTGAGTGCCTGTGCCCGCTGTGGTGGTATTGATAGGCTCCCCGCCGGGGGTCAAAGACAAGCTAAAGCTGTTTGCCGTAAGACCAGCCGCAACAACATAGTATGGGTACATTTCAATGAGAGGTGCCGGAAGCGAGTTACCAATCGTTCCGGTAGACGAGAAATATACGACATCGTTGGCCACTTTACCGTGAGCGGTAGCACTTACAACTCCGGGACTTGCACTAGAAATAGTACAAGTCTGGGTAACAATAGTGTCCCCGCCAATAAACAGTGTCATGTTCTCGGAGGGTTGTAATGTAACAAGACATACAGAGGAATCGCTAGGTGCACCTGTTCCAAGACAGTTGATGTACACACCCTTAGGTACGTGTAGGGCCCGGTCTGTTGGTGCTGTTACCCGTCGGGCAATTAAGTAGTACCCCGGAATGTCAATGTCAACAGTGCCCCCGCCTAAGCTCGAAGCATAGTCGATCGCCGCTTGAATTGCGTCTCGGTTTGTGGTGGCGGACGCACTTGGATGGGCACCCCAAAGGGCGGCTCGAATGCCCTCGGATTGGGAAATCCACCGTCCTGTTGCTACCGCTGTTTCTTTGATGATTGTGCCGCCGTTGTCGGTGGCAGTGGACAGGCTGTCCCACCTATAGGGTTGCCCGCCATCCCCAACTGTTACGTTAGATACTACTCTGATTTCGGGTGGGCGTCCGCTAGGCCACGTTGCCGCCCTAAGGGATATAATATTTGGTAGAGACTGTTGGGCATCTAGTCCGGCCACACCTTGAGGACCCTGTGGGCCCGTCGGACCTGTGGCCCCTGCGGGTCCCGTCGGACCTGTGGCCCCTGTGGGTCCCGTTGGCCCTGTGGCCCCTGTTGGGCCTGTGGCTCCGGTGGCTCCGGTGGGTCCCGTTGGTCCTCGAATAAGTCCGATATTAGTCCATGACGAACCACCCCAAGACCACGCGTTGCCTGTGTCCTCCGTAATCCGTGCGTCACCAATGGCGTTGCCAGTTGGGGGCAAAGCTGCTGAGTTGGCCACCGAGGCCTTAAAGTTTAACCCGACCCCTGCGGTGCCTTGTGGGCCCGTCGGGCCTGTGGCCCCTGTTGGTCCCGTTGGTCCTGCTGGACCCTGTGGACCCTGTGGACCTGTGGCTCCAGTCGGACCTTGAGCTCCCGTGGCTCCGGTGGGTCCCGTTGGTCCTGTAGCCCCTGGTGGACCTGCTGGCCCGGTAATCCCATCTATGATGTCTACAAGGCGCACTGCGTCGCTGTCGTTAACTGGGGCCCCTATGTTAATTACCCGTTGATTGTTCATGTCCAGTGGGGCCAGCATGGCGTTGGGGGCCGAGCCATCTCGGCTTATAGTGTTGTCGATAGCTTTACGGATAGACTCAAAGTTCTCGTTGAGCTTGTTGCTCGAACGGAACCCAGATGCAAGGTTAGACAAAGAAAGCTTGGGCAAAGGGTCAACAACCTCCGGTTAGGGGAAAGACAAAAAAAAAATGTGTGGGGCCTATATGGGTATCCCATATTGTGTTACCTATTTGTGTAAGAGAACAATTAATATATTATTAATTAATAACTAGTCTCTCTTAGGTGTCCCCTTTATAGGTATATTATAACAAAAAGAGCCCCCGATGTCAAGAGAAAAATACAGTCGTGTCCCCGAGGTGTGTACACAATACGGAGTATGCCCCCGACCTCGGGACCTGTCAACCCCCCGATGTGTAACTGGGGCTGAGTTTCCCGGAATTTCTGTGAGAAATATTGTTGGTGTGATATGCAATAATGCAGCAACCCCGACCCCCCACACCCCCCCGAGCACAACCTAAGGTATTCAGAACGCTTAAAACTATTTAAGGTTGATTGAACGAGGCACAGTGAACGTTTTATATAGTGTTCATTGGTTAGTGTATACTATTCTATATTCTATATTCTATGTTCATTGGTTAGTGTATACTATTCTATGTTCTATATTCTTTATTCTATGTGAATAATTGTTCATTCGTTTAGGTGTGTTACACATTCACTAATCACACGATCAAGGCATCCCACTGTTATGTTATAACATATCATTGAAAAGCTGGGCGCTCATTCTATAATCTATGGAACATAGGTTACCCATAGGTATAAACTATACACGGGGGCCGGACACAACTTAGGGTTGCCAAATCAAAGCCGGTGACGCAGAGGTTGTAAAATATGT